CTTTCACGCCCTGGCGTTCAAGTTCGGCGCGAATCGCCGCGGTGCCGCCGGCATAAGGAGCCTCCTCGAAGACGTTCGCCACGATGCCGCGCTGGCTCGCCATCTCAACCAGCACACTCGGCTCGACGAGAGGCAACTCCCATGCCGCGGCCGGAGCAACAGGCTCCGCCGCGCTCTGTGCAGCGCCCGTAATTTGGCCGACAGTCTTCGGATCAAAATACAAATCCAACTCAACGCCGGCGCCCACCAGCTCGTCGATGCTGATGTAGCCCAACTCGCCCCCTGCTCCAAGATCAGCCCATCCGAACGCCTGTTGAGTGCCGATGCCTTCCATGTCCTTCTCAGTAATGTACCAATCACCGGCACCACGGAAGTAGTGCAAGTAGGCTACGGCAGCGTCGCCCTTGCCGTCCTGGTCATAAGTCTTCGGCATGGTGTCGATGACTCCGGCCAGCTCGATCACCTTCTCAAAAACGACTGCGCCTCCTCACCCTGCATGGCCGCCGCGAGAGCGCCAGCCTGAGCCGCGGAAATGAACGGGCGCAGCACGGCGAGCGCGCGATCGGCGTCGGCCTTGGTCGTGCTCGCTGGAGACGCACTAGCGCCCAGCAGCCCATCGACCATACCCTTGACTACAGCCTGATCACCTGACCGTGTGGCAGGCTCACCGGAAGGCAGCGCAACCTGCTGCTCGCCTTCGGCGCCACATAGACAACTGCCTTGCCATCGCTATCGATATCGACGCGACCGACAACTTCACCGCCCTTCTTGATCTTGCCGACGTACCCGCCCCCGGTCGCATCCAGCGCCACCGAATCGAGAGTCGGCTGACTGTCGATATCGGGATAGCTGGTCTTCATTTCCGGCGTGCGCAACAGATTCTGAGCACCAGCGCGGCGACCACGGCCAGTCAAAAGGTCGCTGATCACGCGAGCATCGTTCGCGAAATCGGCCAGGCGCTGACCTTCCTTCGCTGTCAGGTCAGCAATCCCGGCAGTACCCGACGTTACAAGGGCGATCATGGTGCGCAATTGGCTCTTGGCTTCGCCGGGGCCGAATGCATCCCCGACGGGCACGTCACCCATGCCAGCCGACAACGAGGCGAACTTGCCGTCGGATGCCAGGAAGTCTTGAAAATACTGACGCAGTGCCTGTGCGGCAGACACGACACGCTGATCCGCATCTGCGCCGAGCGCAGCCACGCCGTCCAGGGTCATAGAGTCGGTATCGAAGGTCTCGCCAATTTCGTCCTCGCTGGGCACATACTCTGCCTCGGTCAGCGTGGCAATCGCCTCCTTGATGCTCTCAGCCGTATCGCTATCCTGTTGCTCCAGCGCCGCCGCCAGCGACTTTTCCAGCGTCGCAAGGGCCAGGCCAACGTCGTCCAGTGCTGCACCAGCAAACAGGCCCCAGTCGATCACGGCGCCGTCGTTGCGGGCCGCCTCGTCCATTGTGCGTGCCGTCAGGAACGGAGACAACTCGGCCTTGTCCAGATACGCGGCGAGCCACAACTTGAAATCGTCGGTCGCACTGGCGAACTGGTAGGCGGCATCGACGGCCGCGATTTTGTCCGCAGTGCCGGCATCGCCGAACACGTCGGAGGCCCCGACCGCTTCTAGCGCCTTGCGCAATCCACCGAACGCCAACGCAGCCTTGATGAAGCCGTTGAAGTTCTGATTGTTCACGAACACCATGTCGCCGCCCTTCTTCAGGCCGTAGACGGTGGCAGCCCCGCGCTTGGTCGTGCCAACCTCGCTGTATCCGCCAGCGACTGGCCCAGGACATACTGCTGGCCGTCGCTGACCACGCCGGTACCGCCGTTGCGCACGTTCATGCGTTTGAGCATGTCCCAAGTATCCTGGAGAGTACGTTGCCGTTCTTTCGCCAGCCATGCCGCATCTTTGGCAGCATCAAGCTCGGCGCGCTTCTCAGGCGTAATTCCCGCCCAGTCGTCGAACTGCTTGGCGCGATCGCGCTGGGTCTTCGCCAGTTTGATGCCCGTGGCACGCTCGAAGACTTCCATGCTCGACTTGTTGCTGTCGCTGCCAACGCCGGCCAAGACGCGGCGCAGGTAGTCAACATCCTTCTGATCGATGGCGGTCACGAGTTGCAGCGTCCAATCGCTGCGCCCGCTGATATCGATGCCGTTCTTGCGGAAGATTGCCTGAGCGACATCGTTGATTGGCGCATTCGCGGGCATGCCGGCCAGTTCCGCCTTGGCAGCCTCGATCATTCGGGCTTTCGCCGTAGCCTGGATGGTATCGATGGCGGTCTTGTAAGCATCCAGGGCTTTGCTCCATTCGCCGAAGCCGGCGTCGTCGCGCAGACCCGACAGACGCTCATCCCAGGTCTTCAGGCCAGCAGCCTCAAGGGCTCGAGATGCACCGCCGATGATGTTGTATTGAGCTTGGCGGGAGGCCTCGCGCAATCCACTGATCGCCGAGCCGGCACTCGCGCCGTCCACGATCGTGACCATATCCACGGCCTCCAGCGCTGCATTGAGCGCAGCAGCCGCCGTACCGAACGACTGCACATAGGCCGAGATCAGCGCGTCTTCATCCGGCGCCGGCGGCGATGTTGCGGCGGCAGCTCGCGCGCCACCTCAGCCGCGGCCGCCTCATCGACCTCAGCCGCGAATTGCTCTGCGGCCTTGGTCAGGTCGTCGGCAAGCTCGTTCATGGCGAAGCCCACGACATTGCGGCCTGCACCAGCATACGTGAAGGTTGGCTGCACCTCCGCGTCGCCCTTGTAGAGACGAGTGTCGTCTGCTTCGCGACCATCCCAGCCCAGAGCGCGCAATGCATTGCGAACCGAGAGGATGCGTTCCTGGAAGAAGGCGTCGAGTGTGTCCTGGTATTTCAGTTGCAGGGACTGATCCGCCATGACCTTGGCGTAGCCATCCGGCGTCGTCGGATCCAGCTCAACGTCAGCAGTCGAGGCAGCCGCGGCAACAGGGACCACTGTGGCGGCAGCCGCTGCCGCAGGCAGTGCAGCGATCGGTGCGCTCTCCGCAGCAACGCGGGCGACCTCCAACTCGTGTTCGGCGCCGGCCAAGTCGTTCTCCAGCCCCGCGACCTCGTCCTTCAGTGCTTGGATGCTCTGCATGCGCGCGGCGCGGCTGGTGTTCAGGCGTTGAAAGGACGGGCTGTTCTTCTCGGCCAGACGCATGATGCGGCGCGCCACTTCGCGCACATTGAGATCGGCGCCGCGCTCGGGCGCCACGACAATGGTGATGTCCTTCTTGTTGAGTAGCCACTTCCAAGAGATCACTTCGTCGGTCGGCGCCATCTTGTTGGGCGTCACGTCAGGGTTGTGGAAGTAGATCGACACCGTCTGGCCGTCCGACAGCTCAAAGATAGCCGCCACGTTGGCGACGCCGCGGAGCTTGAAAGGATCGGTGACCTGCAATGCCACCGGCTTCACAGCGTTTCCGGTACGCTCCATGATGCCCCGCAACAGCTCCATCCGACGCTCCAGCTTTGCGTATGGCGCGACCAGCGCATCCAGCGTCAGCACGCCCTCCGCGTCTTCGATGATTTCCCCGGCCGTCACCGGTCCATCAGAAGGCCAGAGCCTGCGTCCGAGCAACGGATTTCATAGAGCACCTGGTCGAGAGTAGTGCCGGATGGCAGTGCGTCGCTGGTCCAATGAACTTTTTTAGTCATGGTTTCAAGTCCTTCGTAGGGTAAATTGTCGGCGCGAACAGGACGGCTCATGTCACCACGCTTGAGCCACCACTTGAGTTGCGAAATTGAAATTGGAGTGAGACTTTCGAGCCCCTTCCAACCACGTTCATAGCTGTCCAGGTAGGCGCGGCGCGCCGTCTCTTCGTCGGGGAAAGCGAGCATCACTTTGTGCTCGTCGAACTTGCCGCCAAGGTACTGATTGACGACATACGCCGTTTCCGCCTGCGTGTAGAAGCCGACGAAACAGTCAACCGCATCACCATCGTTACCCAGCGTGCCGTTGATGTAGCCATAGTGCGCGGCCATCCGGCTGGACCACTGTTTGCCTGTCGCATCGGTACCGGTGCGGTACGTCCCGCGCGGCTGTTCGATAGCGATTGGCAGGCCGTACAGGGTTGCACGGCCCATCTTGTAGTTGCCGGCGCGGCACTGAGCTTCCGTCGGCTCCGGCGTCGGGTTGTGTCCGAATGCGCCGCCGTGCGCGGCGCTCTCGATGTGGAGGAAGGCAGAATCGCTCATGCGAGGCATGTTATGCCCCGCACAGCCGGTTACCCTGGCGAGTTTTCCGCCCTTATGCGGCCGCTTGAGCTGGCGCCTTGAGGCTTTCGATCTGTGCACGGACTGACGCGATTGCCGCTTTCAAGGAATCGCGTTTTTCGGTCAGAACCTGTTCCATTTTGGGCGCCGCTGTGCGGATGCCGGCAGGAGGGCGTACTTTCGCATTGGCGAGCATCTTTTGAAAGCTGGAGCGGCCTGCATCCATCGCCTGGACAATTTCAGCAATCGCCTTGACGTGGTCGTCCTGAGTCTTCAGCGGAATCGCCTTGCCATTCAGCAGCACCTGGTAGATGTCGCCTGTCTGCTTGATGCGCAGGATGACCTGTTGCGAGTCCGCGAACGTGAGCACCATCTCGCGATAGGTGACGCCAGCCGCTCGCTTGACGGCCGAGGGGATATCCTGCTGTACAACGTTGGCGCGCGCGCGCGAAGTAGCTGATCGCCTTCTTGGCAGCCTTGTCCTTGATGGACAGGTCAGCAAAGCTAAACAGTAAGTTTTTCATGGTCTGATACCCTCTTTCAATGCGTGTGGTGATTGCTGTTGCCGCCGCCGTCCATAACCGTCCCGGTCGCCGCGATATTGCCGTCCACGGCCATGTTGCCGGCAACCGATAGGCCCTCACCGCCGGAGACAGCCATGCCGCCCTTGCCGACGATCGCGCCATCAACGGTCAGATTGCCGGTGACATGAGTGTCGGCGGCCTGGACCGTGGCAGATGGGGCCTGAACCGTAACGTGTGAACCGGATTTGATGAGCACGTCGCCTTGTGCGATCAGGTTCATCAATTGGTCAGCCAGCAACTCCATGTTGGCATGGTGATAGCGGCGCCAGTCCGTCGAATTTCCACTCTGTGGATTGCGATAGCCGGTAATGATCGGGTAACGCGCATCACCGCCGATGAATGCCACCCAGACGGTGTCGCCCCCTACGATCTCCACCTCCGTCGCGTTCGCGCCCGCGCGGGATTTGTCGCCGACGGGATACTCGATCTCAGCGAGCGGCAGTACATCGCCGCCATCCGTAAGGCCGGGAATCTCGACGCGACACATGCGCGCGGCCGCGTCGTATTCGCGGACCACAGCCGGGTATCGGCCCGGAAGGAACCCGTATTCGCCGCTCATTCTTCCAGGCTCCCCATCCACAATTTCGTGTATGAATTCTGGGCGCCACCGTCGTCCGTGCCGCTCTCAAAGACGTGGGCGGCGGTGATCACCGCCAGCTTGGCCCCGCCTGTGTATGCGATCAGGTCACCGCCGGCGATCTGCCCCGAAAAGTCGATGCGTGAGTTCTTGCTATGCACCAGGCAACGCGTCATGTTCCGCAAGCGCTGTTCGTCCATGAACGGGGCGTAGCGCGCGACGCGCGGCTTGTTGCGATTGCCAAAGACAGCCTCGCCGCTGGCGGCCAAGGAGAAAAACCAGGGCACTGAATGACGTTCGAGGAAGCCACTCTCCACGTCTTCCGATGTGTTGTCCGGCAAGGTGAGCACTGGGGTCTGCTTGAACAGGTCGCCAATCCGCACAAACTGCAAGCGGCCGTTCTTCCAACGGACAGCGCCGCCCTCCTCCTGCAAGACGCGTGCGACGTGAAAGCTCGGTGTATCGCCGGCCATGCAATAGAAACGCGGGACCGGGAAGTCGGCATCAACGCCCTTGATGGTTGCGCCAGACGCCCGAAAGATGGCAGACAGCGAAGCGTTCTCTTTAACGATGGCTCGGTCGCGCACGAAGGCAAGGCCCTGGCACGCGTCCAGCAAGGCCGTGATCCGATATGCCTCCATTTGGCGCTCGCCCTGCGTAGACCTCCCCGTGATCAGATTGGACTTGACGATGCGGAGTGCGTCACCGCCGCCAACTGTGAGCAGTTGCCCTGCGCCAGCCGCTTGTCCATGCCGTCGTCGCCGGCGCGGATTTCGGCTTCCAGTGTCATCGGGATCGGAGATAGGTCGGACCGTACAACGGCCGACTTGATGAGGTCGCCGCGAATCTGCTTGCCGTCGGCGAAGTTGAGAACCACGGCTACACCGTCAGGATGGGTTGAAAGAATGCCCGGTGTGGCATGTCCTGCTCTGCCTGGGCAATCTCGGCGGCGATCTCGCTGGCTGAGCGGCCGTATGGATCAATCCCCATACCTCGCGAAGCCTCGAGTTGCAGAGCGGTCTCACGCTCGACATAGAGCATGAAGAGCGGCCGAATCAATGCCCACTCGGAGTCGCTGATCGCAGTATCCTCGTCCAGCTCGGACGGGGCTGCATCGCCCACGTCGAGGGCGCGAATCTTCGCGTAGCCGGCGTAAAATCGAGCGGCAGCCAGCGCTTGCGCAAGGACATCCTCTTCCTCCAGCAGGTTGCCGGCGGGCCGCTCTTTGGTGGCGAAACGTTCCGCCAGCTCAGCCAGTGTCGCCATTAGCGATAGTCGCCCGAATTGCCAGCAGCGTTTTCGCCAAAGTAGTGGAAGAACAGCGTGCCGCTGAAAGTCAGAATTTGCGAACGGTTCTCCCAGTCACGGTCTGGATTGTCGATCTGCAAGAAGCAATCGACGATACGCTTGCTACGCAGGAACTTCTGCGGCGTCCCTTCGTAGACCTTGGCGTCGAACGTGCCGCCCTTGCTCAACAGGTCGATCAACATATTGTCGATGGTGCCGACGGCTGTCTCGATCAACGTGACCTGGCCTTGCTGCGCGACCTTGATCTGTTGCGGCTGCCACTGGGTCGAACCGAGCGGCATTGGAACTTCAATTTCGCCGGCGCGACAGCTCAGGCCACGGTGCCTGCTTGCACAACAGCCAATTTTGTTCGTAGCCTGCGATCTCGAAGGCGAAGTCGCTGGAGATCGCTTTGGCCCCGATAGCCTTGGCCGCGTCGTAGTGACTCTTCAGGTAAGCGGCAGTGGAGACAGTCATGTCAAAGTCCTTTCGATGGATATATTTCTCTTCCCACACTCTATGGCACGACTGCGCCCCGGTGCGGCAGGTTTTCCGCGCCTACTGGCACGACTGAATCGCGGCCTCGAGTTCGCCTTCGTAGCCTTGACGCTGAAGGCGGTCTGCGCGCAGCGCCTTCATCTGCTGCCAGATGCCAGCTCCGACCGGCAACGCATCGACAGCAAAGGCGGGTCTTGCAGGCTTCTGGATTTTGCAGGGGACCTGCACTTCAACGGCCACCTCCTGCACGCTGGGCGCCGTGGTTTGCACGGTGCCGCAGCCACCCAGCGCCGCGCTGACAAACACCGCAATAAGGGCATGAATTCGCATAGTTATTTTCCTCGCTCATCTTTGAGTTCAGCATCGAACGCCGCTTGCGCAGCAGTGCATTCGCTCACACCGACGGGTGGCTCCGACAGCAAGACAGCCGCCGCCTTGGCTTGGTAGTTGGCAGAATCAGCCTTGGCTTTCTTGATGGCGATCACTGCTTGTGCCTCGCGCTCCTTCGCGTCCGCGACAGTCTTCGCGATCGAATCGTTCTGCTTCTTCGCGGCTGCTGCGAGATCGTTGTACGATTTCTCGAACGAGTCAGCACGCTCTTCTGCGGTCGTTACTTTCTGCTTCAGTGCAGCCACTTCCGGCTCGTACACCGCGGCAGTAGCCTTGTAGCCGCCCCATGCCCCGGCCCCCATGAGGATCGCAACGCCGACCAGGCGCCACAGTAGTGCTTCCATATCAATTCTCCCCAAACCAAGCGGCGTAAGGTGGGCGGCGATCGATCATGATCTCGCGCACGTACTCACGATTGATTTCAAAAAATGGCTTGCCGTAGCCGGCCACCTTCACCCGCGATTTGAGGCTCGTTTTTTCGACGTTGCCAAACCAGCGGCCTGGGTCGCATCCCTCCGTCTGGGCGCACACACGCCGATCCGAAAGGAGGCCACCGAGGCCGCCGTTGTAGCCGGCAAAGCACATTGCCAGTCGCTCGTATTCGTCCGACACGAGCGGCTCCAGGTGCTTGCAGACACTGCGATCCATGAGGATCATGGTTCGCAGTTGTCGGACCGGATCGTAGCGATCTGCGAATTGCCAGTCACGCAGGCTCGCGTCGAGCTTGCGGGCCTCCTTAAAATTGTCGAACTTCGCCGTGATGGTGATCTGACCGAGACCGAACCCGTATTCACGGGCGGTCTTCAATTCGGTATGGGGGTTCCAACATTGCGGGGACTTCCTTGATCGGCACGTCTCCTTGTCCACCTGGGCGGCCAGGGCCGAGCGCAAAGGGCCGGAACGCAAGGGCATGTTGGCCCAATGTTCCTGCTGTTCTGCCGCCAGCACCGGCAGGTACTTCACTGCACCAGGAGGCAGCTCGGCGGCGTCACACGGCCGGCAAACGCGATGAATAGCAAGCCCGTCAGGATCGCCAAGCCCAAGAAGACCAGGCCGGCACCGATAGGATGTTCGAGCGCGCGACGGTATGCCTCCCGCGAACGTGCACCGTCCAGCAGGGCACGGCGCAACAGGTAGACAGGACCGGCCACTACGAAAATCCACGCCATCCACTGCATGCGCGCCAGGGTATCGGTGCCGCCGTCCGGGTCGGTATGGTAGTACCAGAACAGCACCGCCAACGCGGTGACCCACATTACCAAAAATCGATGTCCACGTAGCATTACATTACCCCCACTTTCTTGACAATGAGCATGAGCACGGCGCCAACCAGCACCCACACCCCGTTAAGGACCCAGCCAGAAACCAGGTTCTGGACGGGCAGATTCAATTCGATTTTGCTCACGCGCAGCTCGATTTTTGAGATAGTGCTGAACGCGCGATCAACGGCACTTGCCATATTGGCGTGACGCTCTTCCAACCGGGCAAGGCGCTCAAGCGCGTCCGCCATCTTCGACAGCGTCCCCTTGACCTCGCCCATACTTTCTTTGATAGAGCTGATCTCGGCCTGCATGACATCTTGATCGACGGGCGGCATTAGATTCCTCTCTTACCGATAGTTTTTGCGACGACACCCACTGCGCGGATGACATCATTGAGCCGGTTCACGATGGCCGCTTGTGTTTTCAACTCGGATTCCCTCCCCTTTTTCCACTCGTCAAACGGTTTTCCCTCGAAGAACCGTCTGACCATGCTGGGCTGCATTGCCAGCGACTGATTCAGCGATGTGGGTGAATATAGGGCGAGACTAGACGCCAACGTCATCAGGTTTTCCGACCAGCTCTCGCGCCAATCGGGAGAGGCAGGTATAAACTGGAAATCGCGCCGGCGGCAGTTTGCCTGCCACCCCTCCTTTCGGCATCGCAACGATGCCATCGTCGGTGAACTCGATCCTGAACAGGTGATGCAGCTCGTCCTAGCCGGCCAGGTGCAGCGCCATCAACGCCTCGAAGTCACTCTCAGGAAACGCAAGCATGATCTTCATGCGCGCCAACAAGAATTCATCGAAAGCGCCCTCGCCACTCGAGCCATCTGGCACCTCTTCTTCAGCTCGCACCATCTGCGCCGCCATGGCCCCAACCAGCCAATGCAGTCGCGGCTTCAGCCCGGGAATCTCACCAACCAACCGCTCGATGGACTCCGACATGACGCCGGTGAGATGTCGGACGTGCCAGGTGTCGCCGCCGACTTCGCCCGTCGCGCGCTGATCCGTGTCCGTGCGGATGTCCGCTGCGCCGTCCAGGTAGTCGGAGTAGTGTCCACTGCCCAAGGAAAAATCAGGGCCGTCTTCGGCGGTCGCGGCCAGGTAGTGACATACGGCCAGCATGCGCTCTTGCACGGTCCATTCGGCCGGATCGGCCAGGCCCTTCGCGGACTCGACTGCATGGCGCAGGAACGCCGTGCAGGATGCCTCGCCGAGATGTCCTGGCATAGCCGCCAACGCCAGGGAATCGCCGATTGTCAGTTCTCGCAACTGCACCGTGAGCCGGCGCGTGCGCAAGGGTGGGAAGTAAATCATGTTGTTCTCCGTTAAGTCAGGCTGACGCTCTTGCTCCACTGCCAGTCCTTGCGGTCCATGGCAGTCAGCGTGCAGAGGGTCATGGGCACGATCATCTCCACATACCGCCCGTTGGAATCCACCGGCGAGTTCATCGGCATACCGATCGACTCGATCACCAGAGGCGAATAGGTGCGGCCCTTGTATTTCATGGCAACTCGAGTCGGCGATTTCGATGGCATCAGCGCCTCGATGTAGCCCATGTCGCCCTTCACCGTCTCAGCCGCGCGCGCAAGCACCGAGCCGTCTTTGGACAGTTCGATAGGCAACGCCCATTCCATCAGCTTGTCGAATGGCGCCTCGACCTCTACGGCAGGATTTCGCCATGCGCGGAACATCGCGGCCACCTGGATTTTTACCGGCGCATGCCTATTGAAGACTGCGTCGAGTTGAGTTTTGTCGATACCGGTTCGCCCTCGAACTGGCTGAGGAA